ACGCAAAAGTGACAAAAAAATAAATTGAAAAGTTGAAAATTTTCAAAAATGTCTTTAGTAGATACGTGTCTATATTCTGAATAATCCGTCACGGATACGCAAAAGTGACAAAAAAATAAATTGAAAAGTTGAAAATTTTCAAAAATGTCTTTAGTAGATACGTGTCTATATTCTGAATAATCCGTCACGGATACGCAAAAGTGACAAAAAAATAAATTGAAAATTTTGTTTTTAGTTACTATTGCAATGAATATACTATACGTATATATAAATAAAATTATATTATTTATAATTTTATTCTGTAAAAATAATGTTATAAAAATTTATTTAGTAAAAATGAAATATATTTTTTATAAAAATATATTTTAAAATGTATTGATGAAACATAATTATTTGTACAGAAATGTTTAAAAATAGAAAGGTATGTCTATGAAAATCTAGGTTTTCTCGATATATACATTTTTAAGGCAAATATGCTAGAAACTTAATAATATTTTATTATTAATAAAATACAATAACATAATAAAATAAGATAATATAGTTAATAAATATTGAAAAATATTTATTTAAAATATTAATATTAGTTATTTTCAAAAAATCTTGTTAATTTATTATATTAAAGTTTCTAGCATTGTTTTTAAGCCTATGCAAAATTTTTTTTAAAAATTATTTTTATTTTTTATAATTTTATATATATCATTTCTTGAACCTATAAAAAATCCTTTATAAAATATCCATAAATTTTCTGAACTGTCAAAATTATTATATTTATTTATTAAAATTTCTAATATTTCATTTTTATCTAATAAATTATTTAAATTTACATAATATACTTTCATATCATTTTTAATCATTAAATCTTCAATACTTTTACAATTATCATCTGTTGTTATTATAGTATAATCTTTAAAAGAAGTTAAGTAATTTATCATATCATTTGGTTTCATTAAATGTTTAATAGTAAGAAATACATTATTAATAGGTAACAATTTATTTTTGAAGGAAGATACACAACCGAAAAAAAAGAGATATACTAAGAAAATATTCATATTTATATTTATTATATAATATAAATTATATATTGAAATTTATAATCATATTTTTTTATTTCTTTATTAAAAATAAATCCATAATTTTATATATTTATATAAAAATATGATAGAAAAATATAAATATAAATTAAAAAAATTTATAGACTCTTCTGATAAAAAATATATTATAAATAATATAAGTAATATTAAAAAAATTATCAAATTTATTCATAAATCAGATATTAAATTATTTATAAATGAAATAAATATAAAAATAAATAAATATGTATTTGATGAAGAAATATATGTATCTTTAAAATCATTAAATATAATATGTAATAAATATTTATTAAAAAATAATGTAGATACTAAAATATATAATATTTTAAATGCAATAAGAAATAATTATAATATTAAAACGATTATATTTTATATAAAAAAAATATTAAATTATATTGAAAGAGATAATTATTTAAAAATAGATTATAATGAACTTATTAAAATACTAGAAAGTATTTTATATAATGATGATATAATTAAAGATAATAATATGGAATATATATTATTATTATTAAATAAATGTAAAAAAAAAAAGAATATTACATATAATGAATTAGAAAGTATATTAGTAAAAGTAGATGTAAATATTTATGATTATATATTTTTTTTACAACATAATAAAATATTAAATAATAAAGATGATATTATATTATTTTTAGAAAAATTAAATTATACACATGAAGATATAAAAGAAATTAATAAATTAAATTTAAAACGAGGATTCATTAATGGATTAAAGAAAGACAACAAAATTTATTTATTTAAATATCAACCAAATAAATCTGTATTAGAATTAATATTAAATAGTTATATTAAATTATTAGATCATTCTAATTTTTTAACACCAATATTATTTATAATCAATAGTGATAATTCATATTTTTATGTTATTGAAAAATATGACACAGATTTAAACAAATATTTTAATATATTATATAAAAATAATAAAATTATATCTTTTCAAAAAATAATTGAAATAACCTTATTTTTAATAGAAAGTATATTCATATTACATAAAAATAATATAATACATTGTGATATAAAATTAGAAAATATTATTGTAAATATAGATGATAATAATGATATTAATGATTTAAAATTGATTGATTTTGATGTAAGTGTCTTTAATAATATTCCAAAAGCCTTAGAAAATATTTCTGAAAAATATAAAAAAATACTAAATAATAAAAAAGAACGAGGTACACGTATATATATGCTTAAAAATAAAAGTATGATATTTAATAATGATATATATAGTTTAGGTGTAGTTTTATTAATACTTTTATATAAAAATATTAAATTATTAATTGTACAAAAAAAAAGAATATTAGAAAATAGTTTGGAAAAAAATAGAAAAGATATTATAAAATATCAGAATATTTTAAAAAAAATACATAATTTAATAGAAAATATTGAAGATAATAATAATAAAATAAAATTACTTGATCTATTAGAATATTATTTAAAAAGATATAAAAATGATTCTATTTCTTTTTTTGGTGATTATTCTTCTAAATTCAATTATTATAAAGAATTAATTATTGATTGTATTTATACAAAATTAGATATTAATGAAATAAATCATAAATATAATAAAGAAATATTTATGTTTTTTTAGATTTTTTATTTTATAATAAAAAATTGATGGTTAAATAATTATGCTTTTTTTAAATTCTAATATTGATTATACATTAAAATGGATTGCAAATTAATATTAAAAAAATGTTTTTATCATTGGGCTGAGGAATGCAAACAATCATGTGATGAAACCAACAATGATTACATGAACTATGTAAGATCATTTTATATGGTGTTTCCATTATTAGAAACAATCGACAATGTAGAGTACGTGAATGACTTCATGGAAAAGAACTATCACTGGCTTGCGGAATCAGAACCATTTCTTCACTTGCATAGATTTAATCCGAAGAAAGATTTTCGGGAGTTTTTTTTCTTCATTCATCTGATCAATCAGATTAGAATGAATGGTAACCAAATAACAAACTACATCAAAGTGTACCATATTATAGGTTCAGGAGCATTTAATAATGAGACAACATTAGTGACCATAACATTTGGTAGTCTACGCGATACATGGAAAGAATCTATAAGACAGATGGATAAAACATTTGATTGTCCTATTTGCCCCGCTGCTATCAGAATCGAATTTTTTGAAGATCGTCGTATCTGTGAAAAGATTACGGCATTGTTTATTTCCGATTTAAATGAAGATGTAAGCCAACCTATTCTTTCAGATATTTATTCAAAATATTTCTATTTTAAGATTTCATATATCTTTAATGAAATATATAATATGGGTGCTCTCAGAACCTTGTATCATTTCTATAAGAATGAACAAGATAAGTTTGAAAAAAATGCATCTATCGCATTATTAATGTTGAAAAATACGGTTCAAACTCAATCTTCTAGCTTACCTATTTCATTGAATAGTCAACTTCCTACATATCACGACTGCATCTTCAATCTTTGCAGAAAAACTCTGCCAGATAATAAGGTTATTTTTGAACTTTCTCTCAAACGTGAAAGAAGGTTTACTAGAATCCATGAGTCAGCAGTGATGGAATCTTCATCCGAACCAGTCGAACAGCATGATGGAAGAAAAAGACGACGCAATAAGGTTCATGTAGGACAAAAACCAGTACTAATACACAAATTACCATAATTTCTTAAGTAAACATTAGTATTTATAATTAAATTTATTTTTTAAAAAATACAATATTTAATAATCATGATGTCTGAACTATTTTTTTTAACTAATTCTTCCACAATTTATTTTCCGAAGGTTTCCTATCCATACCTTTCTATTTTTAAGTATTTTTATATTTATAAAAAAATGATAGATATTAAATAATATTAAATAATAAAATATCTTAACTATTTATGATAAAATTTAGTATATTAAATATAGTTTCTATAAACCGAAAGGTTAATATAAATAAAATAGTTTGGAGTAAATTATCATATAATCCAAATGCTATATGTCCTTTAAGAAGTAATCGTGATAAAATAAATTGGAACTACTTATCATCAAATCCAGATACTAAAGTTTATTTAGTAAAAAGTGATCCAGATAAAATAGATTGGCTAACATTATCAGGAAATTCAAAAGATATAGATAAAATAAATATGTATTGGTTTTCAAGGAATCCAAATGCATTATCATATTTAGAAAAAAATATAGATAAAATTAATTGGTTAAGACTATCAGAAAATCCATATGCCAACCTAAAACACCTTTGGTAGAAATAGCAAATATTCCAGTATATTTTTTGAATACTTATTGGCTTTGTGTTTTTATTACATATCTTTTACCAAGTTCATTATAACAATGATTTCGTTTTTGTAATGATTTTATACTTGTTTCATCAATATCCTTACCAAAACGCTTATTTGGTTCGTGTCTAATTCTTGTAATTTTCAAATGAAAACGACTTAATGTTAATGTAGTGTATTTTTCTTTTAGTTTTTCAAGTAAATCCTGCATCGTAATAGTTTTATTTTTCTTTATTTCATCTAATATAAACTTCACTTGGTCTTTATGAACTTTATACGCAACAGGTTTTCGGTTGTGCCTTTTTATTTCACCATTTTCATTATATTTATCAACCCATCTCATTAAACTTCGTGCAGAACATTTGAATATTTTACAAACTTCTTCTTGTGATTTATCTTCTGTTAAATAATATTCAACCGCATATAATTTATAATCTTCGCTTTTATGTGTAGGCATTATATTATATAATTAAGCTGTTTCATAATTGAGTATCAATAAATATATCAATAAAATAATAATATTATTTTATAAAAAAACAATGAAAAATAACAGTTTTATTTTATAAAAAAAGAAATGTTTTATTTTTTATAATATAAATATTGTTTACTATATTTAGATTTTTATTTATTTATATTTTTAATTGATAATATAAGAACTTATATATTTTCATTATTTTAATCAAAATTTAAATATAATATTTTATTAAATATAAGTTTTATTAATGAATTATTATATTTTTTTATATTTATTGTTATAATTTATATTTATTACAAAAAATAATATGTATTTTTTAATTGTATTTTATAAAAAAAATATTTTATTTTTATCAATAATCTACTGATATTGAATTATGAAACAGCTTATATATATATATATTATATATTATTTAAAATCAAGTAGAATAATTATAAAATTTATATCTGCATTAATATGAAGAAAATTAATTTAAAGATTATTTTATTTTAATTAACAATGAAAATTCATATTGAAAAATATTTAAATACTTTATCAGATGATGTTGAATGTATTTATATACCGGAATACAATTTAACAGTTATACCAGATTTATCAAGATTTACTAAACTTGAAATATTAAAATGTATGAATAATAAATTGAAATCGTTACCATTATTACCCGCATCTTTACAAATATTACATTGTTATGGTAATATGTTAAAAAAGTTACCACCGTTACCTCCTAATTTAAAAGATTTAACATGTTACAATAATAAATTAACATCATTACCAACATTACCTGCTTCTTTAGTTAGATTAAATTGTTCTAATAATAAATTAACAATGATACCACTATTACCTTCTCATTTAAACGAATTATATTGTTATAAAAATAAACTTACTGTTTTACCACCATTGCCATCTTCATTGCTTATAATACATTGTTGGGAAAATAATTTAATAAGTTTACCAACATTAAACTTAAACCACTCGTTAAAAAAAATTTATTGTTATAATAATAATTTAACTACTTTACCATTATTACCGTCCTCTTTACAATATCTAAATTGTTCCTATAATAATCTATTATATTTACCACCATTGCCAGTTTCTTTAAAAATAATATCGTGTCATAAAAATCAATTAATTATTTTACCATTTTTACATTCACATTTAAAAGTGTATTGTACAAATAATCCAATTATTGAAATTTTCCGAAAATTTGATGATAATAGTGACATTGATTATAATATAGATGATGATGAAGATGATGATGATGAAGATGATGAAGATGAGGATGATGAAGAAACTTTTGATGTAAATTATTATGATCTAGAAAAAGATATTTATCTTATCAATAATGAGAAAAGTAATATATTTTTACATTTTAAAGAATTTTTTTTCCTGTGCAAATTTAAAAAAAAATTTATATCATGGATGTGGAAATCAAGAGAACACCTAATTTAAGAAAGATATAATCCTGAAAAATTATTCCAAGCTATAAAAACGAATCCTGATTTTGATTTGGATAACTATTTAGAGCGGTGCGTATTTTAAATAATTCTCGTATCAAATAACTTATGTAAACTCATATAAGTCCACAAATGATATTAAATCAAATAAATCATATATTATAACATTTTATTTTTTATTTACCTCTAAAGGAAAATAAAAATATTAAATTTTATTGTTATGTATTCTTTTTATCCACTCACATAACCTCTTCTCATTATATGTTTTATCATTATTTTTTTATTTAATCATAAAACATTCTTTTGACATATTATTTTCACAATTGATTATGTTATCATTCATCTTAATAACTTTTTTATGATATATATATCAATTTAATAAAATCCATAATTTCATTATATGCACTCATTATATGTTTTATCATCATTTTTTTATCTAATGATAAAACATTCTTTTGACATATTATTTTCACACATGATTATGTTAACTATTCTTTTTATAACTTTTTTAATAACTTATTTTTAATATTTTTTATTGTTATATATATCAATTTTATTTAGTTTATTGTATAATATTATTCAATAAAATCCGCGATTTCATAATATGCACTCATTATATGTTTTTCATCATATTTTTGTTACTTTTTTTTGACACTTCATTATGTTATTATTCTTCTTTAACTTATTTTTATAACCTCATCTTTATAACCTGAACTTTATAACTTAATCTTTATAACTTTATTTTTTTATCATGCCTTATTGTTATATTTATCAGTTTTTTATATATTATTATTCAATATAATCCACGATTTCATAATATGCTCTCATTATATGTTTTTTTCATCATATTTTTTTTGTAAATTTACATTATGTTATTATTCTTCTTTAACTTATTTTTATAACATCATCTTTATAACTTTATTTTTTTATTATACCTTATTATTATATTTATCATTTTTTTATATATTATTATTCAATAAAATCCGTGATCACATAATATGCTCTCATTATATGTTTTTCATCGTATTTTTTATGTAATTTTACATTATTTTGTTACTTTATTTTAACACTTCATTATGTTATTATACTTCTTTAACTTATTTTTATAACTTTATAATCTAATTTATTGATATATTTGTGATTTTAATATTTTTTATGTAATTTAACATTATTTTGTTACTTTATTTTCACACTTCATTATGTTATTATACTTCTTTAACTTATTTTTATAACCTCTTCTTTATAATCTGATTTATTGATATATTTGTGATTTTAATATTTTTTTATGTAATTTTACATTATTTTGTTACTTTATTTTGACACTTCATTATGTTATTATACTTCTTTAACTTATTTTTATAACCTCTTCTTTATAATCTGATTTATTGATATATTTGTGATTTTAATATTTTTTTATGTAATTTTACATTATTTTGTTACTTTATTTTGACACTTCATTATGTTATTATACTTCTTTAACTTATTTTTATAACATCTTCTTTATAACTTAAATAACTGGTGATATTTAAATCATTCTCGTATCAAATAACTTATGTAAACTCATATAAGTCCACAAATGATATTAAATCAAATAAATCATATAAATCTTTTTTATTTAAACCATCAAAACTTATACCTTTTACATCACTATATGCAAATTCATATAACTTATCTTTATCAAAATTTAACATCTTTAGTTGTTCTTGTTCATCTTTTGTAAAAAATCTATTTAATTGCAAATTAACATATATACAATATTTATCTATTGTAGTATTATCATATGTAATTATTCTTGTACATTTCTTGTGAAAATCTAGTAAATAATATATTTGATCGCTCATTTTATATTTATATCATATATTTTTTACCTTAAATAATCTTTCAATTTTTTTTACACTTTTTTATAATCAACTTACTATAATACTTTCAATGCTAGGAACTTTAATATAATAAATTAACAAGATTCTTTTAAATATTTTTATATTTAATAAATATATTATTTTATGGTCAAATAATATTTTATTATTAATAAAGTATTTTTTCTATTTATTGCTTATTTCATTATATGTATAATAATTTAAACCATATCCTATTATTCCATCCTTATTTATAGAAGAAGTTAAAATATTTATTTAAAATATTTTTCCACAAAAAGGTTTTATTTAAATTTGTCTGTAAACATTCTTTAAGAGTGTTATAAAAAAGATACACTTGAAAGAGTTATTTATATCAGACTTGATTAAAACTGGTTTTTTAAAAATATTTAATAAATAGAAAAAATCTAAAAAATAATTGTTTTTTTTGCACTTTTGCTTTTACGTATTACTATTATTCAGAATATATACACGTATCCGATAAACACATTTTTTTTAAAAATATTTAATAAATAGAAAAAATCTAAAAAATAATTGTTTTTTTTTGCACTTTTGCTTTTACGTATTACTATTATTCAGAATATATACACGTATCCGATAAACACATTTTTTTTAAAAATATTT